GGGCGGCCTTGGCAGGCTTGTCAGCCTTGTCGATGACGGCTTCGGCGTAACCGCGGGCGATGAGGCCCTCGGCCTCCTCCTTGGTCACCTCGAATTCTTCGCCTTGCTCACGCTCGCCATTGGCGCCGGTCAGCGGGCCGAGTGCTCGAATTTTCATAATTCACCTCATGGGTTTGGGACCGACGAGCACAGAAGTCTCATCAGGGTCTGCTCGTTGTCAGGTAGTACGGCCTCCACCTGGTAGGTGGTGCCGCGTCGGGTTAAGCGCCAGCCCGCGGCGATGTCACTGCGGGGCCGGACGATGATTTCAGCCGTCACCACAGCGTCCAGCTTCTCGGCAACGGCGTTCAGACGACCATTGGGATGCCGGATCTCAGCCCACAGGTGATCCGGGGTTGCAGGCTTCCATACCTGCACGGCACCGCCAGAGGCGTTGCGTTCTCGATGTGGGAAGGTCACCAGGCAACGATGACGAAGCGGTCCGGCCCTCATATGCCCCACCCGACCCGGTACGGTGTCAGCAGCGCTTGAGAACCCCGGGGCAGGTCGGTGGCGATGGTGCCGATCACGACGTCTTCGCGGTTGGCGTACAGGTGGCCCAGGATCAGCAGGCAGGCCGACTTGAACTTTGCATTGCTGAGCATGGGCTTCTCCCCGGCAACTCCGGCTGCGATCGCCTCAGCCAGCGACTGCGCATCGGCGTAGACCTGGCGGTTCAGGTAGTCCATGGCCGATTGCTCAGCGGAGTCGATCAGCAGCTGCAGGTAATCGTCGTCATCGTCCGGATCACGCAGGTGGGCGCGAGCCAGCGCCATGCTGATCACTGACATGGATCACTGCTCCAGCGGAGTGCGCGATACCAGGCTCCGGCGCTCGAGGTCTTCGGCGTGAAGCCGCGGTACCAGGTAGGCCGGACCACCGCGTCGGCGCAGCTCGCCCTCGTCCATGAACGAGCGCAGCGGGTAAACCTCGACCGTGGCCGGATTCAACTCGACCGAGGCGCTCAAGGTGGATTCGTCCAGCCCTGCCACATCCGCGGCGGTACCTGCAGCATCCTCGACCGAGGTGGCAACCGGCGCCAGCTCTACCGGCACCTCGGTCGTTGGGCCGCCCGCTTCCTGCGCGGCATTGGCGCCCAGGTCAGCGCCGGGCAGATTGGTTGCCACACCGCCTGCGGCCGCAGCTGCACCGCTGGTATCGCTGCCGCCGGGCGGCGAGTTCGATGCCTGGTCAGCAGGTGCTGGTACAGCCTGCTCAGGTACCGGGCTGGGTTTGTCCTGCTTCTTGGTGTTGGCCATGAGATCGCTCCTGTGCGGCGCCATCGCTGGCGCCTTTGAAGTAGAAGGCTTACGAACCGCTGCCGGTCAGCGGGCCGGTAACGAAGGCCTCGCCACGGTAGATGGCGAAGGCCAGGCGCTCCTCGGCGCGGATGGTCGCCATGTTGTTCTCGAAGTCCTTGTCGTTCTCGGTGGAGATCAGGACTTCGATTTCCATGCGGTCGAAGATCTGTGCGCCCAGCTTGAATGCGCCGACCAGGAAGTCATTCTGCGTCATGGCCTGGGTCGAGACGATCGGGCGGTTCCACAGGCGCGGCGTGGTGCCGTCTTGCGGCTCGCCGATGATGTAGCGGCCTTCGCCATCCTTGGTCAGCTCGATCGCGGCCCAGTCGATGGGGTTGAGCACGATGCCGTCCGATGGGAACTCGGCCAGCTCGGCCTGCAGCAGCGCCAGGCGCAGGCGGTCGATACGCTGCTCGCCCGTCACGGCCACGCCGGTGGGAGCGGCGTACAGCTGGGCTACCGTCATGAAGCCTTGCAGATTGACGCCGGTACCGTTGCCGTACAGAAATTGGGCTTCTTCGGCCATCAGCAGACCGTAGCGGGCGCGCCCGTCGATGTAGCTCTGCAGCGCCTGGGCATCGTCGAGCATCTGGCGGCTAGCCTTGAACAGGTGCGCGATCGTGCGCACGTTGGCCGTGGTCAGTTCAAACTTGATGTCCGAATAGGGCTTGGCGGTGTTCTCAGCGACAGTTCGAGCGTTGTTCGTGAAGCCGCTTTCACGCACGTACTCGATGGAGTTGGCCTCGGTGGTACCCGGCGCCACCAGGTCGCGGATGGTGAGGCGACGCTGAGGCGGAGCGATGATGCCTGGCTGGCGATCCGCAGTGGTCAGAGCGCCACCGGTGGCCGTGGTGATAGCAGCGCGCGGCACCGATACGCGGCGCGAGCCACGGAAGGAGGAGTTCATGTCCTGCATTTCTTCGCTGCCAACGACCAGAGCGCCGACCGATTTCTGCGGTTCTTGGCGGTCAGCGGGTGCGCGGCTGGCGTTGACCAGCTTCTGCTCGGCCTCCTGCAGGCGCGCCGACATCTCGCCCTGCTTGGTCAGCAGCTCGTCGACCTTGGCGCGAGTTTCTTCGCTCATTGCACCGGAGGCTTTGATTTGCTTGTCGACCGCCTCGGCCTGGGTCTTGATCTGGTCGCCGATGCCCTTGAGGGTGGCGTTGATTTCCTTTACTTGGGCTTCATAGTCCACAGTCATTTACCTTTCAGAGAGTTCAAGAGGTTGGTTGCCGCGCTCAGTGAGGCGGAGAGGTCTGGCGCGGCAGCGCTCGGCGTGCCGGTCGGAACAGCGCGCGGCGTGTCCCCGCTGGCAGCGCGAGGCATGCCAGACTTGAAAGTGGCGAAGAGTTCGCGGCGCTCGGAGCGCGGCATGCCGGCCTTGGCCAGGGCTGCGTCCATGGCCTTGAGGGCATTGGCCTGGCCGGTTTCCTCGGTCTCGCGCTCGGTCACCTCGGTCGCTGCCAGGAGACCGGTGGCCAGCCCCAGTTCCAGCGCGCGCTTGCCGCGGATGAACGTCTCGTCATCCATCAGCTCGGCCATGTCCTCGACGGGCTGGCCGCTGGTTTCGGCGTAGAGGTCGGCCATGGCAGCGTCGAATTCCTGCATGTCGTCAGCCACATCGCGCAGGTAGTGGCGATTACCGGAGAGGAAGGTCCAGCAGTTGTGGATCATCAGGAAAGCGCTGCTGGCCACCTGGCGCTCGGTACCGGCCAGGTAGATGATCGAGGCCGCGCTGGCAGCCATGCCCAGTACCTTGGTAGTGACCTTCAGGCTGTGTTCGCGCAGGCAGTTGTAGATGGCGATGCCTTCGAACATGTCGCCGCCGGGCGAGTTGATGTACACCGTCACCTCGCGGTCGCCGATCGCGCGTAGCGCCGCATCGATGCGCTTGACGGTCACGCCCTCCCCGTACCAGTCCTCGCCGATCACGCCGTAGATGGTGATGGTCTCCGAGGTGTTTTCCACGGCCGCTTGGATAGCGGGGTTCCATTTGTCGAGCGCACGCGGGCTCATCTCGCTGCGCAGGCCGCGAGACTGGATCTTGTGTTTCATGGGTTACTCCTCGGAGTTGCTTTTGAGCCAGTTCATCAGCGCCACGCGCGCGGCTTGGCTATCGTTCTGCTTGCCCAACTGGTCAAGCGGCACCAGGTTCGATTGCACGGTGAGGACGTCGCCGCCGGGCATGCTCGGCATGTTCTCTTTGTGCCGAGCCTCGTTACGGGTCATCAATGCGTTCTGGACCATGGTGCTGAAGTAGGAGGCGCGACCGGAGCTGTCGGCGCGCAGGAAAGCTTCCAGCGAAAACTCCGAGTAGTGCTTGATCCGGTCCACCGCTGTTAGGCAGCGCTTGTTCACGCACTGCTCGATGGGCGCGGTGTAGGACATGATGCAGTAGGTCAAGAACGAGAGCTGCTGCTGCTCAAGGCCTGTGCCCCAGTTGCTGCCCTTGTCAGTCTTCATCACCATCCAGGGCGGCACGCCGAACCATCGGCAGATCTCCTCGATGCTGTGCCCACGCGATTCCAGCAGCTGAGCGTCAGCTGGGTTGATGCCGATCATCTCAGGCTTCACGCCCTGTTCGAACACAGGGCTTTTGCCCGCGTTGAGTGCCCCAGAAACGGTGGTGACGTACTCACGAAACTCCACACGCTGGGCCGGGGTAAGCGTCCTGTCCACCGAAAAGCCCACTGTCGGCATCATGCCGTTCTTGAAGGTGGTGTTGGCCGCATCATCAGCCGACATGGCCGCGCCAAAAACGTCGGCGCCGTAGCGGATTGCCGACAAGCCCATCCGACCATCCAGGGTGAAGGCGGGGATGTGCAGCATGTCGCCCCGGGCGATCTCCCGGCGGGCGCCCTTGCGCGGCTGGAAGAAGTAGCGCAGTCGACCATCGTCGTCCGCCTCCGGAGTCACCCGCGACGGCATCAAGAAGTCCAGCGCGATGACTCGCCCGCCGGCCCGGTGAATCTCGCAGTAGGCATTGCCCCACAGCAGCATCGAGGCGACAACCGCCTGCCAGAAGTGGAAAGCTGCCATGTCCTCGTTCGGGCTGTTGTGCAGGACATCGTAGAGCGGAAAGTCTCGTGCCGTCTCGCGCCCGCCGTCCGGGAGACGCCGGTAGATGCTGAGCGGCAAGCCTGCGACCGAGGTGGAAATGATGCGCACGCAGGCCCAGACTGCCGACAGGCGCATGGCCTTGTCGACCGTGACTCCTTTGCCGCTACTGGACTGGGCGCCCGAGAAAGCGCTCCAGAACCCGCCGTCCGACAACCGAATGCTCTTGCCCAGCCAGCTGCTCATGCTTGCCGAGGGCTTGGCAGCGGCGGCGCCGAGCGCTTGAGAGAGGGTTTTAATCACTGCTCAGCCCTCGGCGAATGAACGCTGCGATGCTGAACAGGCTGATCGAGCCCGCGAGCAGGGACCAGCCCGTGCCCGCCAGCATCCAGACGCCCGCGCAGGCCAGGCCGAATCCGCACAGCGCGCAGATGATGAAATAGTGAAATGCGTTCATGCGATCAGTGGATCCCGAATGCCGGCCATGAAGTTTTCCATGCCGCCCTGCCCCTCTGGATTGAGGGCCATCAGCGTCACGGCGTTGAAAAGCGCCATCAGCGGGTCGATCTTTGCCGAGCCGCTGGCTTGCTTGGTGATGAGGATCGAGTTGCCGCGCGGCTCGACCTTGGCGTTACCGCAGCACCAGGCCATCATCGGCTGGCCACCGTGCAGCAGCGTGCCTTCGGCCAGCTTGCGCTCAGCGGTCTTGATGGCCCCGCCCAGGCGCCAGCCCTGTGAAATGCCGTCGATCTTTTCGCGTGGGATCCCCACAGCCTCCAGCGCATCGAGAATCGCACCGACGCCGGCCGGGTCCAGGCCGACCTTGTCCAGCAGGCCGGCCTGCTCGACCTGCGCCACCAGCTGCGCCACCTCCTCGATGTCGTCACCGATGCGCTCGACCAGGGTCAGGTGCCCATCCTTGGCAAAGTCGCGGATGCGCGGCGCTTCGGCCTTTCGCCGCTCGAGCACCGATGGGTGCGCCCAGGCGTGCGTCCAAGTCAGCCAGCGGCGTGTGCCCTGCTCGCGCCCCACTCCCGCCAGGCCGAGCAAGTCATCCAGGCCGCCGCCGTCGATGCCGATGTCGATCACCTCGCAGCGCTCGATCAAGTCTTCCAGCGTGCGGCACAACTCGGATGCCTGCTGCTCCCAGAAGTCAGCACCTGCCCAGCGATCCGAAAGCAGCGCCAGGCCGATCTCGACGTTGAGGTGCTTGGCCAGAAAGCCGCGGAACGACTCTTCGCCTTCGAGCTGGGCCTGGGTGTAGCCACGCTCAATAAACGGCTCGTCAACCGACAGCCCCAGGTTGGGGTTGGTGACGTAGGCGTTGGAGAAGTCCCGGTGTTCGCCAGCGTCGAGCATCGCCTGGGGAAACTCGTACAGCACTGGCAGGAAGGACGGATCAGATATCTCGCCGTCGCGCACCTTGCGGGCATACATCAGCTTCTGCTTGAAGACGCCGGCTGGCGGCGCGTCCGACTGGGTAGTCGCCCAGATGATGAAGCCCTCTGGCCGAGATGCCAGGCCGCCAGTGGCTTCGCGCAGCATCGCCTCAGCATTGGCACGTTTGCCGAAAACCCACAGCTCGTCGATGAACACGCCGATGGCTTTCTTGCCGGAGACCGTTTCGCTGTCAGCGGCAACCACCTTCAGCGTGGCTCCAGTGTTCCGGTGGGTGACGGTGCGAATGTGGTCTTGCACCTTCAGCAGGTGCTTCAGTTCATCGTCAGCATTCACCATGTCCCGGATCGGAATGTAGGAGTTGTCGGCGATCTCCTTGGTCGGTGCCAAGATGATGAACTCGCCCGAGGTCCGCCAGTTGACGATCAGCGCGGTCAGCATGATGCCGGCCGCGATCGTGGACTTGCCGTTCTTCTTGCTGATCAGCAGCATGAACTCGCTGATCATCCGGCGCCCGCTCTCGGGGTCATACGCACCGAAGATGGCAGCGACGAACTGGTTGACCCATGGCCGGACTGTCTCGCACATCAGCGGACTGCCAGTGGCATCGACCATGCGCAGCGCGCCGAACACCTCCAGCGACTCAGCCGCCTCAGTTGGAAACAACGGTTCAAAGGGGATCAGGCTCTGGCGCGCAACGATGCGCTGCTCCCAGTCGGGGCACGCGGTTGTCCACTCCATCACTTCACCGCCTTGAGCGGACCGCGCCGCGTGCCGAATTTACCGGCGCCGACCTCAGCAGCCTTTTCCTTGGCCTGCTCCTTCTTGCCGCCCTCGCCCTTGCGCTGGTGCACGAACGGCATGAGCGCCTTGGCCGCATCGACGCGCAGCTTCGGCTCGGTACCCATGTCGTTCATCACCGACAGCAGGAAGTCCTTCGGGTCACGATGCAGGAGCACCTGCGCCAGGTCGAACCCGGCGGGCTCCGCCTCTGGAGGCTCGGCAGCATCAGCAGGATCAGGGTCAACCGGCGCCGGTTCCTTCGCCGGCTTGGGCGGCTTGGCAGGCGGAGCTTTAACATCCGCTTTAACATCTGCTTTAACACTTTTAACAACTGGCGGCATCAGGCCGAGCGCTTCCAGCTTGTGCAGCTCAGCCATCACATCAGGGTCTTTTGCGAGCCTCGAACCGGCCGCAGACGCCGTCTTTTCGGGGCATCCGGCTGCAATGGCTGCGTCTCGATTGGACGCACCTCCCCTAAGCGCTTTGATGAACGCGCGCTTTTTGGGTGTTAAAGCCATTAACAAAAAATCCTGGGCGGAAAAAAATCTGTGCGTGGGGTCGGGAGCGGTCTAGTGAACGAAAAATCGTGAAGTTTCGACCCCCCTCCCCCTCAAATGAGAATTAGTCTCATTTTCGATGAAAATCGAAGGAAATCGGCCGATTCCGCACCCAAACCGCACCAATCCGGTGCATTCCCGGTGGTTTGGCGCTCTCGACCTACGCCAACCCGGCGGTTTCCTCGGCCTGCTTGACCGAGTCGTGGCATGTCTTGCAGAGCGGCTGCCAATTCGCCTGATTCCAGAAGAGTTCACGGTCTCCTCGGTGCGGAACGATGTGGTCGACGATGCGAGCGGCGGTCGTTCGGCCGATCTTCTCGCAGTAGGCACATAGCGGATGCTCTTCCAGGTACCGCTCCCTCGCCTTCTGCCAGCGATAGTCGTACCCGCGCTGCGAGCTGGTCTTGCCGCTGCGCCAGCTACCTGGCGTGACGGTCTTGATGCGGCTGTCGGTACCTTCCTTGAGCCGTGGGCTGATCGTCTTGAGCCTGGCCATCACCACCCTCCTGCCATTTTCGTCCCAACCACCACGCCCATCAGGAACACCGCCACCACCAGCGTGACGCCTACACCTGATGCATGCGGCATAGCACCGCCGCGCATTGGTGGCGGCGCAGGTGGTGGCTGCCAGCCTACTGGTCGCCCGCGCCATTCGGTGGTAGGAGGTCGATCGCTTTGCTCGAGCGTAAGGCGACATTGAGAGCAACGCATGATCACCTCCGGTACCAGGTCAGTTGAAATCGCCGGGCGTCGGCGGGCACATCAGCCAGCGGCCAACGTAGGCAGTCCATGTGCTTGCGCTCCGGCCTTGTACGGCTGACACGAAGCGCCTGTACCAGGTAGGCAGACCCAGCGGCGGTGGTGATGTAGTCGCCGACCGCGATACCCTCGGCGCCATCCACGTACAGCTTGCAGGGCGTATAGGGCGCCCTGGCCATCAGCTGAAGGGATCAGCTGGCTTCGCGATCGAGCGCACGAACCACATGAAACCTTGCTGCAGGTTGGTCTTGGCCAAGGCCAAGGTGCGCTGGTCTACGCCTTCGATCTGGCCGATCTGCTTGAACAGCTCGCCGGCATCGGCCTCCAGGGCCTTGATAGAGTTCATGCCGTCGATTTCGCTCTGGCTGAGATCGCGGTAGCCGGTAATCTTCTTGTGCTGGTTGTCCATGATGGATCCTCTGGTGGTTGCGCCACGAAACGGCGCATGTCGATTTTGTGGCTCGGATCAGTTCGGCCGTTTGCAGGTGCCGCAGTCCAGGCACCAGCAGATTCAGAGCTGCAGGTCAGCACAGAGCCCACACACAGCAACCTGACAACTTCAGCGAAGCCATCCTTACCTTCTATCGCAATTGCGTAATACCAAAGCGATATCAGTTGCCGGGGGCATCCTGGGCCACTGATACTCGCCTACGCCCTCTGAGGATGTGCCGATGCAGTATAGATTTGCTGTCATTCCGGCTATGCCGCCGCGGGACGATTTCACTAGGTGGCACGCAAGCTGCGCTTCTCAAGCAGTCCGCTGCGGGTATGACATCTACGACTGCCAAGGCAAGGAACGCTTAGAGCCGACCTTTGCAACCCAGTCAGAAGCTGAAATAGCTTGCGGCTTTCTAAATACCCTTCATCGCTTCACCAGGCCTTAAGTCGTTATCTCCAGGGATCTACTGAGCTGCCCGATTGAGGGCCTCGCCAGCCTTATCGGCCGCCTGGGAAGCAGTGGTCGCGGCCTTCGTAGCCTTAGCAGCGGCGGTACCAGTCTGGCGCGCCAGCTCATCCAGGCGTAGGTCACGCTGCTCGGTCGCGGCATCGTAGGCCTGGCGCACCTCGGCGACCTGCTCCAGGTAGGTCTTGGCCAGCGCCCACTGCGCCAGCTGATAACCGCCGAAGCCACCTCCTACCACCAGCAGGATCGCGATTGCCCATACCTCGACGCGGCGCCACCAGCGCCGGGCCACGAATTCCCATGCGCATCTGTCCATCACCGGGCACCTCCAAGTTGGGCGCGTAGGCGCGAGATCTCTTCGCTTTGGCTGGTGACCTTCTCGGTCAGCTGCTCCACCTGCCTGGTGAGCGCTAGAATGTTGCCCTCAAGCTTGCCCATGGATCGGGTCAGCTCGTTACGCTCCTGGGCGAATTGATCGGCACGCGCTTCAGCCAGTTTGCGAGCTTCGCGCTCGGAATCGAGCAGCTCATTCAAGCGGCGCACGGTGCCGATGTCGGCATTGTCCATGGCTCGCTCGGTTGCTTCCTTGGCCAAGAATTTCTTCAGCCACAGCAGGCCGCCTAGCAATACAGTGCCCGTTCCGCCCAGCCAGGTGGCTGTGCCTGGGCCGAGATCGGTCGGGTCCATCGGTTACTCCATGAATGAAAAAACCCCGCACAATGGCGAGGTTTGGAAAGAATGTAGGGGCTCGGCGCCTTTTATATCTTAGGAGCTGGGTCGCTAGACGCACACCTAGACCTCAACCGATCCCATTGCCAAAAGACACCGAGATTCAAGGTCACATATTGCGCATAACGTCGAAGCGATGGCTGATTCTTTTCGTTGGGCCCACCTTCAAAAGCAATGCGCCGGTTGAAATCATCCCAATCCGCTTCTAACCTATAATCTCCGCACTTTACGCAGACATACCCCTCACTTTCGAGCCCCAAATAATAGGCCTTTACGATGTATTTATGCTCGCAAGGTCACGAGATATCTGAGGCCGTCATAGAGGCTAAGAAAATCTACCTTATGCAGTTAAGGCTTACGTTTTTTATCGGCATCATCAGCCTTATCCTTATGGCTGTACAACTCCGCCTTTGAAGCCCTTCCAGCTTGTTTACCTTTCTGTTCAGCGTCCTTTTTTTCGGAAGCCAGAAAGCCGTCTTGGTTGGCCGAACCTTGCTTGATATCACTGGTAGTCATAATAGCTCCAAATCTCTTATTTCATTTCGAGATAAAAACAGCTAACTCTGCATT